CGGCCGGTTCATGCGTGGGGAGGTGGCAGGCCATAACAACGCCTTCGCCCCGAGCTGCGCAGAGTTTGCCGAGGAATGCCGGTTTCAGCAGATGTCGATCACTGCGGAGCGCCGGCCACGTCTCGATAAGCCAGAGCCGAAGGACGACGGACCAAGGGTAGATCCTCGCAAGCTTCAACTGCTCAAGAAAGCCCTAAGCGGCAGCCTGAGCGCCAAGAGGAAACTGGCGCGGATGTTCCCGGATAACCCGATCATCGCACGGGCAGCGCAAGAAGACAGCAAGGAGGCAGCAGAGTGAGAATATTCGTCGATTGTGAATTCAACGGCTTTGGCGGTGATCTCATCTCCATGGCACTCGTCCCAGAAGATGAGAACATTCATCCTTGGTACGAGGTGATGAACCTGCCAGAGGGCCAGCGCTATGTCTGGGACCGATGGGTTTGGGATAACGTCATCCCCGTCGTTGGCAAGAAGGCCATCAGCCCAGATCGGTTCCGCGCGTCCTTCCTTCAATACATCCATACATTCGAAAATCCGACCATCTGCGCTGACTGGTATACCGATCTCGTCCACTTCTTCAGCATGTTCGCCGGGAAGGACCACACCGAGAGCGTCGGCTTCGCTTGTAAGTCGGAGCTGCGACTGATCGATAATTACGACAGCAAAATCCCCCACAATGCACTTGAGGATGCCAAGGCGATCCGTGCGGCGTGGGCCAGTAACCAGTGAGGTCAGACATGGGTAGCGTACTAACACCCAAGCAAGTCGAATGCATCAAGTGGGCGTCGATCGGCAAGACCGCTATCGATACCGGAGACATCATGGGCGTCACCCCTCATTCCGTCGAGCGCCGGCTGAAAGAGGCATGCGAGAGGCTGAACGTCAACAACAAGACGGCCCTCGTCGCCAAAGCCATCCGGGAAGGCTTCATCGAATGAGTGTCGCCCTTGACCAGCATGTCACCAAGCGAGAGGCCGAGATCATCAAGTGGATGTCACACGGCAAGACGGCGTTCGAGATCGGGATCATCCTCGGCATTTCGCCCATCACCGTCACCACTCACGTTACCAGCGCCAGGCGCAAGCTTGAGGCGGAAAGCAGTACGCATCTCGTCGCCAAGGCTCTTCGAACCGGAATTATCACATAGCGAGGCAAAGACATGGGCGGCAAAGCACTCAAGACCAGATCGAAGGGCAACAAAGGCGCAGGACGCCCGAGGAAGCAGAACGTTGAGAGATACCCGAGCGGCGACGTAAAGCGCAGCGAGACACAGAAGGAAGCGATGAGCGTGGCAATTGAAGCACGGCGGCGCATTGACGGATGGGGCGAGAAGGTATCTGACGACGCCGTCAAGAGCCAGTATGCAGGGTATACCCTCGGGCGCATGTTCCTCGACGGCAGGATCACCAAGGAGCAGCTTGAGGCCGGTGACGAGTATGCAGAGATCCACGCGCGCTATCGCCATCTGGTGGGCCTTCCTGCGCCCAGCGCCCGCGCTCAATCTCTCTTCAGCATCAAGGGGCATGACGGAGACGTGACCGAGAGCATAACCAACCGTGCGCGGCGTGCTTCCAACGCCATGATGGAGGTCGAAGGCATCTTGCTTCGGTGCGTCGATGGTCCCCAGGTCAAGCAGACCGTCTTCAATACAGCGGTTATGGATCTGGAGCATCTGCGAGGCATGAGCGATCAGCAGCTTCTTTGGCTGAAAAGAGGGCTAACAGAGTTGTCTAAACGCTCACAGACAGCATCGAGGGCTGCCTAATGGCGTACGCTATGACATTCGAGGACGCGGAAAGACTTTTGAGATACGAGCCTGACACAGGAAAGATTTTCTGGAAGGACAGGCCGGAAAGCATGTTCAAGACGAGGCTATCATTCCTTATGTGGTCTTCTCGGTTCCCCGGCAAAGAAGCATTTTGCTGTGATGATGGGTTAGGGTATATGGCCGGTGAAATTTTTGGCAAACGATATCTTGCCCATCGGGTGGCGTGGCTTCTAGCTACAGGCGGGTGGCCTTCTGGGGATATAGATCACATTGACGGGGATGGGAAAAACAATCGCCTGTCCAACCTAAGAGATGTTCCCCACCAAATTAATTCCAGAAATCAGAAAATCAGGAAGAACAATACAAGCGGCGAGACCGGCGTTTATGCTAGGCGATCCGGCAAATGGCTTGCCGCAGTCAAAGTTGATGGCCGATTCATAACCATCGGAACATACAAAACAAAGGAAGATGCTGCAGCGGCGAGACGTGAAGCAAACGAAAAGATCGGCTTCACCGAAAGGCACGGCACGTAAACTTCTGGATTCGCTGTGGCTTCGCAGGGGTTTGATCGCATTAATGGGGCGGAAGGACTTGCGTCAATCCGACAAATCAGATAACCGTTGGGTTATTCCATCATCAAACGATGTCCGCTCACAGGCTAACTGACATGAGCTACCCAGCCTTTAGCCAGAAGTTTGCTGACCGAGAAGCCGTTCCGAGGCGGGATAAGCCAAGGGAACAAGGCTTGTGGCATGAAGGTTGGCAAGACGAGGCTCGGCAGGCGGCTTACGAAGAAAATCTTGCCATGGGCGGCAAAACCATGGCGGAAATCGGGAAGCCCGCAAGGGGATAGCTCTAGCCTGACGTTCAGCACGACGCAAAATCGTGTTGCTTCGGAGCAAAGAAGGCCTTCCCGACATTCACCCCGCCCAGTTCTCTGAGGCGGGGTTCATCGTTTCAGGAGAGCGAGATGAGCAGGTTTGGAACGCTCGAACTTCTTCACAAGGAAATGATGAACATCGGCAATGAGCAGTATCGCCATTGCCGCATTGGTCGCGTTCATAGCAAAGTTCCGGCCATAAAGTTCTGGGAGACGCCAATACAGCTATCCCCGCCATTGCCAAGCAAGGCAGACGTTTCATCGTGGATCGCAGAGCGCTACCTGCTGACATGACCCGCAAGCTCATCATCCTCACCATATGGATAGCCCTCGCCATTGCTCTCGCAACACCGTTTCTGATCCTGGCTTCGTGTCAGACACGGTACGAGCCGCCGGGTGAGGGATTGTGGAGGGCGCTATAATGTGGGGAACCAAGCATTGGCGCTGCCGCATTGGCAAGATCCGTATGAAACCAGGCGCTTATCTACTCTGCGCTGAACCGTGCGGGAACTTTTTCTGAGATCGGGAAGGCCGCGAGCCCGCTTAAGATGCGTGATAATAGGCTGTGACCGGTATTCTCGGTAGAAAATTAGTGCGAAGTGCCTCGGCTGGATAAAAATGGTTTTCCACTGGCCGCCAGGAGATAGCGCAATGCTTGGTACGATTTTGCTCATCCTCCTGATTTTGGCGCTCGCCGGCTGCTTCCACTTCCGTTCAGGCCCTTGGCCTTCAGGCGGGGTTGGGCTGCTGCTCGCAGTTCTCATCATTTTAATCCTTCTCGGCAAAGTCTAAAGGCAGGTGCCCAATGGCCGCAGTTGATCTCTCGAACAAGTCAAACAACGTCGTTGACCCTGGCTCGAATGCGGCTGCGGTAACCCCGAACGACAGTACGGATCTCACTTACACCACCAGGGCTCTTTTCGTCGGCGGCGCTGGCAACATCGCTGTCACCATGGCAGGCGGTCAGTCTGTCACGTTCACTGGCGTCCCGGCCGGCGCGTTGCTGCCGATTCGCGTTACTCGCGTTCTGTCGACCGGCACCACGGCGACAACAATTACGGCGATTTGGTGATGGCTGACTCTGAATCTACAGAGAGGAAACACAGCGGCCTAATCCCCTACCAGCCAGGCCAGAGCGGAAACCCGAACGGCAGGCCCAAGGGCGCCCGCAATAAGCTCGGCGAACAGTTCCTCGAAGACCTTTACGCAGACTGGCAGGCAAACGGCGTCGAGACGCTTCAGCGCGTCAGAGACGAGAAGCCAGACCAATATCTCAAGGTAGTCGCCTCAATCCTGCCGAAGGATCTCAACGTCAACATCAACCAGATGGACGATCTGACGGATGACCAGCTTGTCCAGCGCATCCGATCTCTCGATGCAGCAATCCGGCCTTTCCTCGATGCTCAAGGAGCAAGCGATGTTGATGGCCGAGCTGGATCGGAGACGGCGCACTAATCGCCTAGCGGCATACGCTCCCTACTCGAAGCAAGAGGACTTTCACGAAGCCGGTGCTCTCTTCCGTGAGCGCCTGTTCATGGCCGGCAACCAGCTCGGCAAGACATTGGCCGGTGCTGCTGAAGCCGCAATGCATCTCACCGGTCGATATCCAGACTGGTGGAAGGGCAAGCGCTTTGATCGGCCGATCGTCATGCTCGCCGGCTCTGAATCGTACGAGCTGACGCGCGACGGCGTGCAGCGGCTCTTGATCGGGCCGCCGATGAACGAGGAGGAATGGGGCACAGGCTACATTCCAAAGGCTGACATCATCGCCACCACGCGCCGCTCTGGCGTCTCTGGTGCGCTTGATAGCGTCACGGTTCGGCATGTGTCTGGAGGGGCCTCAACGCTTCTCTTCAAGGCATACGAGCAGGGCCGCGGCAAATGGCAAGCCAACACAGTCGACTTCGTATGGTTCGACGAAGAGCCGCCGGAAGATGTCTATTTCGAGGGCATTACCAGAACGAACGCCACTCGGGGCTTGATCGCCGTAACGTTCACGCCTCTCAAGGGCATGAGTACGGTGGTTGCTCGGTATATCCTGGAGAAATCTCCAGACCGCGAAGTCATCACGATGACGATCGACGACGCGGACCATTACACGCCGGAAGAACGGCAGAGGATCATCGACAGCTATCCGGCCCATGAGCGGGAAGCGAGAACGAAGGGTATCCCGTCGCTTGGCTCGGGCCGGATCTTCCCTGTTCCAGAGGAAGATATCACGGTCACGCCCTTTGCCATTCCGAAGCATTGGGTGCAGATCGCTGGCATAGACTTCGGTTGGGATCACCCGACTGCCGCGGCTTGCCTAGCATGGGATCGCGACACTGACGTTATCTACGTCACGAAGGTCTACCGCAAGCGAGAGGCGCCGGTTCACACACATGCCGCAGCTCTGAAGCCTTGGGGCTCGTGGCTGCCATGGTCTTGGCCGCATGACGGCAACAATGACGTAGCCGCCGGCGAGAACCTGGCATCGCAGTACAAGGCGCAAGGCATGCCGTTCCTCCCGGAGCGGGCAACCTTTGAAGACGGATCGAACAGCGTCGAAGCCGGTCTGATGGACATGCTTGACCGCATGGTAACGGGCAGGTGGAAAGTCTTCTCAACCTGCTCGGAGTGGTTCGAGGAATTCCGTCTCTACCATCGCAAGGACGGCAAGGTCGTCAAAGAACGCGACGACGTGCTGTCAGCCTCTCGATACGCGCTGATGATGAAGCGGTTCGCTGAACATGAGATGGAATTCAAGATGCCTGTCAGCAGATCGAAGGGAATAGTCTGAATGGCGGCACGTAACGCGAAGAAGATCGATGAGGTTGATCTCAAAGCCCTCATCGCCGCCGAAATCAATGATGCAGAGGTG